CCCTGTGTACTTTATCAGCGATCAATTGGGGCAATGTAAAAAGCCCACATGACTTCGAAAAGATGTGTCGTTTGGCAGTACGAGGACTGGATGCATTACTAAGTTATCAAAACTATCCAATCCTGGCTGCTCGGCTGGCTACCGAGGAGTTCAGACCACTGGGAATTGGTATTATTAACTTTGCCTATTTCCTAGCTAAAAATGATGTTGGTTACAGTGATCCACGTGCATTACCTTTAGTAGACGAGTATGCAGAGGCTTGGAGTTATTACCTGCTCAAGGCCTCTGCAGACCTTGCAGAAGAACAAGGTGCTTGCACCAGATGGAAAGATTTAAAATCCGCAAAAGGTGTTTTACCAATCGACACACGTAAAGCAGATGTAGATGAACTAGTTGTACATCAAGAACGTATGCCGTGGAACTCCTTGCGCGAACAAGTACAACGAACTGGTCAACGCAATGCCACGTTGATGGCACTAATGCCTGCAGAAACCAGCGCACAGATTAGTAATGCTACCAATGGCATAGAGCCACCGCGAAGCTACGTTAGTATCAAAGGCTCAAAGCATGGCCAATTAAAGCAAGTTGTGCCTGAATATCGTCGATTAAAGAACCGATATGAGCTGCTTTGGGACCAAACATCGCCCGAGGGTTACTTGAAGCTATGTGCGGTGCTACAAAAATACATTGATCAAGGTATCAGCGTAAATACTTCCTACAATCCACAACACTATGCAGACGAAAAGATTCCCATGAGCGAAATGCTACAGCATCTAATCATGTGTTACAAGTATGGATTGAAACAACTCTACTACTTTAATACCTTTGACGGTCAAGGTGAAATCAATGTAGACAAAATGACCGCTGACATCAAATTGGAAGATGATGCAGCACAAAGCCAAGAAGACTGTGACAGTTGTATAATTTAAGAGAGAAACAATGAGCGTATTTAATATTAATAATAAAAAGAACCATACCCAAGCACTGGCATTCTTGGATGACTCAGGTGCAGCACCAATACAGAGATATGATATATTAAAGTATAGACAGTTTGATAAATTGACTGACAAGCAGTTGGGATTCTTTTGGCGTCCTGAAGAAATTGATGTTGGTCGTGACAGCAAAGACTTCAAGGAGTTGACTGAACATGAGCAACATATTTTTACTAGCAATCTAAAAAGACAAATCTTGTTAGACAGCGTCCAGGGTCGTAGTCCTAATCTTGCTTTTCTTCCCATTGCCACTATACCAGAATTAGAGACTTGGATACAAACGTGGAGCTTCAATGAAACTATACACAGTAGGAGTTACACCCACATTATTCGTAATGTATATGCCAACCCCAGCGAAGTATTTGATGCACTGACAGAAATACCAGAGATACTTGATTGTGCAGTAGACATCAGCAAGTACTACGATGACTTGATTGAAACTGTGGGTTGGTACAAGTTATTGGGTGCAGGTGTACATCAGGTCAACAGTAAAACAGTTGTTGTCAACATGTACGACCTTAAAAAGAAATTGTGGCTATGCTTGAACAGCGTAAACGCATTAGAAGGAATCCGTTTTTATGTCAGCTTTGCCTGTTCGTGGGCATTTGCAGAACTAAAGAAGATGGAAGGCAATGCCAAGATCATCAAACTGATTGCACGAGACGAAAATGTACATTTAGGTTCCACGCAGACCCTTTTAAAATTGCTACCCCAGGATGATCCAGATTACATTCGTATCAAAGAAGAAACTCGTGCCGAATGTGAAGCAATGTTTTTATCAGCAGCAGCACAAGAAAAAGCCTGGGCACATTATCTGTTCCGGGACGGCAGCATGATTGGTCTCAATGAGCAGTTGTTGAGCCAGTATGTGGATTGGTTGACCTGTAAACGTATGACCGCAGTAGGTTTACAATGCGGAATCAAGACAGGATCAAATCCACTACCATGGACAGCCAAATGGATTGCAGGTGCAGAAGTTCAAGTGGCACCACAAGAAACAGAAATCTCAAGTTATGTAATTGGCGGCACTAAACAAGACGTAGACAGTAATACGTTCAAGGGATTTAGTCTTTGACAGCTAGGGCTGTGTTTGTTGGTGGATACAGGATGGGCCATGCAATCATGGCCTTTCAATTTGATCAATTCCTCAAAGACATAGACACTACCTATATTGTAACCAATATTGACCAAAAGCATTATCAAGGAACTCTAAGCAGATACGGACTTGATCCTAACCTCTTTCAATATGTCAATGATCAAGAGCTTATAGCAGCATACCCAGAAATACTCAATTGGGATCAACCCGGGGACTATCGAGGTACCTGGTTAAGACAACAGGCGTTAAAATTAGCCAGCATTGATTATTTTGATCATGACAGTATATTAATTCAAGATCCTGATACTTTTGCTATTCAACCGTATCAATGTATCAACAACAATGTTCCTAACTTTTTTGTTTTACCTAGGGTAACACACAGCAATGGTTATTATTGGGCAATTGAGAAGGGATTAGGCATCAAAAGACAGACAAAAGACTGCTTTGTTAGCGAATTTATGCCGTTTCTCAAACAAGATTGGCATGCAATGCGAGTACTACTAGAAACACGACATAGTAGACATTTTTTAGATGCTGTCATTGACAACTGTCAGCGTGAAAGCGGAACTAATCTGATCTGGTTCAGTGAATACGAATACTTGGCAAACTATGCTATGACTCAACGACCAATAACTACCACTGAACAAAAACGTTTTGAAGTGCGTAAGTTATCTGACATTGAAAATATTAATTCTCAAGATTATAATTGTTATGTTGATGCTTGCCCTAAACTGGAAGACAGTATTCAATTTGATTTTGTAACAAATACTGTGGTTGATTTTGATCAAATTTACAATGCCATTGCATCCAGGATATGAAACAATTCCAATACAAGATATATACGCTGTTGCCGCCAGACGGCGCAATTGATGTTGTACCAGACTGGCAAGGCGAAGACTATCCTAAATTTCAAACTACCAACAACTTAGATGAATGTTTAGCACAGCCATACCGTGTTGCTGCTGTTCCTGCCATGTTCAATCAGCCTGGCGGCTATGCGTTTAATCAATTGTTGTGTGACATTGACTGGTCAAAATTTGATCTAGTTATTTTATCCGATATTGAGTACAACGATTATGAGCTAGTGTTAAACTATTGCATTCGACGTACTGGCATAAAAAACTATGTTGTAGCATTAGGAAGACTTAAAGAACCAATAACTGATAAAGACTTTATATATCGACCTTGGTGGATGTTTCAGCATCTAAGTTTGAATCAATACCAACCTGATGACTGTACCAACAAAAAATTTAAGTTTGATGCACTACTAGGAGCAAAAAAAGCACATAGATCCTATGTAATGGCTAGATTTTTATCAAACCAATCTCTACTAGACCAGTCCATTGTTACTTATAGAGACATTTTTCATAGCCCTGGGGAAGACTGGGTGTCGGATATAGCTCCTGGTACCAATGTCTCTGTTGGAAAAGAAGTTAGACGCTTGATTGCGGACACAATGCCTTGGCCTTATGTATCACCCAATCTAGATTCCACGTGGGAAGTGGCTCAAGAATTAAAAAGAGAGATAAGTGAAATTACGCCGTGGGAAATTTATAAGCGCACCTGGTACAGCGTATGTTGCGAAACACTATATACCAATCCAGGACTAGGCAATGTTGACAGACCCGGACCGCATTTCGTAACAGAAAAAACAACCAAGTTATTGCTGGCTGAACGATTGTTTGTAATGTTTGCACCCATGCATACGTTGAAGTTTTTAAAAGAATTAGGATTTCAAACTTTTGGAAACGTGATTGACGAAAGCTACGACAATTGCAACGACACAGTCAAACGTTTTCAATTGGCGTTTGATCAGATTGAGTATTTGTCCACACTTGACCCAGTGGCAGTAATGTCTGCTACCAAGCACACTAGAGAGTATAACCGTGCCTATTTATATACATACAGAAAAAAAATTAAAAATCAAATGCACCAAATGATTTTGGACAAAATACCCGAGCAACACAAACTTGATTAAATACAAAACATAAAATATAATATAATCATGCTTACAATCTATTCTAAAAACAATTGCCCTTTTTGCGTCAGGGCCAAGCAACTGCTTGAAAGCAAAGGTGTAAATTATACAGAAGTCAATATTGAACACGAGCCCGAGGCTAGACAACTACTAGTTGACAAGGGATTACGTAGTGTGCCACAAATCTTTCATGGTTATGAATTGATCCCCGGTGGATTTGATGGACTCAACAAGCAACCAGCTGAATTTTTCGAAAAGGTAAAAAACTAAATGTTAGTATCAAAAGGTTATCAACACGGCGATATTGTAAGTTTCAAGTTAGTGACCGGCGACGAAATTGTTGCTAGAATCTCAGAAGAAACAGTTACCGGATTCACAATTGAGCGTCCCTGCACAGTGATGCCTAGCCCGCAAGGTATGGGATTGATTCAAAGTCTTTTTACTGTTGATGCTGATCGTACTGTGACTTTGAGCAAGCAACATGTCATTATGCATGCCCCAAGCATTGATGCTATGCAAAAACACTATATCAAAACCACAACCGGAATTGAACCCATCACTAGAGGAAGTATTATTACCTAATGGCAATCTCGCTAAGTTCTACTACATTACCTGCAATCGAGGAAAATACAGAGATTGCTCAGACTATCACAGTTGGGCGATTGTTAGTACCTCTAGATCCATTGATTTCTAGTGTGGTAGTAACCAAGGGTGCAAACACCGCGGGCAATGTAGTAGTCATTGTTGGCAGTCCTGAATTTGTTACTGGTAATGTCACAATAACATTTTCTGGAAGGTACAACGACAATTTTACAAAAGCTATCACCTACGAAGACGGCGACAAGCAGGTAAAAACTGTGGCAAAATTTACCGACATTGAACCAGGATATAATTTTGTCAGCGAGTACCTGTCCACGGGTCCCAGTACCCTGACTGCAAGTTATTCTGTACTGGTAAACGGAGACGAGCTTGGCCCAGTTACCCAGGTTATAAATAGTAATTATACAATAGGTAAAGATTACCTGGTTCAATTTGTTGCTCAAGGAAAATATTAAACATGCCACCTGTTACCAGAACCAATCTAGATGCCAGCACCGGACACGGTGGTTATGTGCCTCGACCAAATACACCAAACGGAAGTTCGGATGTTATTATCAATGGCCAAGGCGTAGTCAGAGTCACAGATGCCTGGCCGGATCACACTGATCCAGGACCGCCAGATACTCATGGTGGTAGTCAAAGTGGCGGTAGCTCAACGGTGTTTGCCAACGGTTTGGCCGTGGCAAGAATTGGTGATTCAATCGATGATGGTGACGCCTGCGCCGCCGGAAGTCCGGATGTCATTTCAGGATGATGACTAAAATATATTGAGTTTTTAACCCAATATAACTTGTTTTTTCCTAAAAAATACGCTATAATGTATCCAGTTAATGGGTTATAGTAGTAGTTTTCTCGGAAAGCATATGGTTATATAAAACTACAACCTGAATAAGGAGGAAGAAACTATGAAACAACATTTGCCCAGTATAGTCAAATTCTTGACTATCGTTTTTGGAATGTGGTTGGCTACCTTAGGTCTAGTCACTGTTACCAAAGCAAAGTTTGAAGATCTGAAAGCTGAACGTGCTCAGATGAATGCAATAAAATTTGTAACAGCCGACGACCGCGAGCGTCAACTTCGTTGCCTGACCCAGAACATCTACTGGGAAGCTGCCAGCGAACCTTTTGAAGGAAGAGTGGCCGTGGCTCAAGTGACCATGAATCGTGCAGCCAGTGGCCGATTCCCAGCTGACGTTTGTGCAGTAGTGTATCAAAAGAATATTATATATTCACGAGTGGTATGTCAGTTCAGTTGGTACTGCGAAGGTACTCATAGAGTACGTCCAATACATCAACCACTGTATCGAGAAAGCGCCGAAGTTGCTAAGAAAGTACTTCTAGAAGGTTTCCGTTTACCTAGCTTGAAGAATGCCATGTATTATCATGCTGACTATGTCAAGCCCGGGTGGGGGAAAACGCCAATTACTAAAATTGGACGTCACATTTTTTACGGCAGCTAAGGAACTCAGGCACCATGCCAATTTTATCATCAACACCTAAACAAAAGGCCAACATGGATTCCAGTAAAATTAATTTCGATAATGTCAAGACTCAAGTGGTCGAGTTTTTTGTAACTCACTTTAGCAAGATCTCTGCGGAGACACTGG